TGAATCGATTGGCCAATCCTAGACTACATGCACGCTAGGGTCAATCCTCAATACGCGCTTCACCTTTTTTCGATTTTAATCCGACCGCCATTTGTTGAGCGGGTGACATTTGATCCAGTGCCGCGCGCTTCACCACCTGTACGGACGCCGACCCACCCTTACCGCCGATAGGTCCAGACCCGCTGGCTTTTGATCCCACCAGCAAAGGAGCGAAGGCCGCGTTCGCGGTGATCTCGTTTTTAAGGTCATCGACACTCAGCGCGGAAGGCTTCCCGTTCTTGTCCAGGACGCGAATTGACGCCACTCCGTCCTTTACCTCGACAGTCATGCGGCCGGAAATATGTGGAAGCAACACATCGGCGCTGCCCGGCAATGCAAGTTCAGCGGCAATGCGCGATGCTTCAGAACCCACCGTGAGGCCTTTAACCATCGACTGATAATCGGATATTTGCTTGTCTCGACTTGATACCTCGCTCGCAAGCTTTTCCTGCCAGCTCTTTTCCAGCGCTTCCACGTCGCCCGACTTTTTTGCGGCGTCTTGCGCGGCTTTCTCTGCCGATTTTTTCGCCTCTGACTTTTCGCGTATCAGCTCTTGATTCTTAGACTCAAGCTTTGCAACGGATTCCTGCAACGCAGCAAACTGCGCCGGATCGATTCCCACCGGTGGTTTACCCGCCGAACCTTCCGCGCCTTCTCCCGTTTCTTTTTGCAATTTCATATCAGCCCTCACTCACTGGTTATAACCCCGCGCGCTCGAACGCAACTGGATCGAGTTCGCGCATTTGTTCGAGCGTTAACGGCTCGAAATTCTTGCCCAACTGCAATTCGGAAAATCGCTCCGAACTCAACCCCCCGTCACGCAACAACTGTCCGCGCGACGGCCCTATAATTGAGTCCTGCACGTTACCCGGCTGCGTCTTTAACCATCCGTAGTACGTTTGATTTGCAGACACGCGCCCGACCTCGCCGGTGTCCGGGTCACGTTCTGATCGTGTGCGGCCTTCGCTCAGGAAGGAATACTTGTCATCGAGAACGACTGTGGTTCCGGTCCTGCAATTGATGTGAAAGGGAGGCCGCGGCCCCTCATCAATCGGGTATTCCTGCCCGTCCAGCGACCTGCAAATAGCGGATGTCACATTGTCAAGCGTAGCGATAATCCGCACTTTTTTGACAACACTGCTATTCTCCTTCCACACGGCCTCGCGCGCCTGTGACGCCGCATGCTGCAATGCAGTGCGCGTAATCGATTCAGCATCTCGCTTGACGTTGGACAATATCCCATCACGAAACCCCGCTGCACGCGTACCGCGCACCCGTTGAAGTATTTGCGCGGTTGTCTGGCCTTGTGCGTATCCCAGCCGGATGGCACCCTCAACGCGCTTGATCGTGCGCGCGCTCATGTCATCAACAAAGCTGCCTAGCAGTGATCCGCCGTCCGGACCGCTGATATCACCCAGGGGAGAATTAAACACCGCTGCCGTGATTTGCTTGTCGCTCGGCATCGCGAATTCAACGCCATCAACAACCTTTTCAAGTCGGCTTCATAGAGCGCGGCATCTTCAATCGAATCGTGCCAGACCTTGGCATAGTCGGCCATCGTGCCGCCCAGCAATACCTTGATCTGGGTAAGCTGCTTTTCAAGGCGAGTACGTGAGAACTCGGTTATATCAACGGCGCCAAGCTGTGCGCGCACATCCCTGTCCAGCTTCTTCAGGAATTTGTCAAACTTAGCAACTTCCGCAGACTTCAGCCGCTCATAGTGCGACTGGTGGCGCGTGGCGATTGTAACGAGCGCAGCGGATGGCATCAGGTCGATTCGTCAAGGTTCGGCATCGGCGTTATGCTCACTTCCTGAGAAAACTGTTCTATGGTTTTCTCTTGGTCGACAATGTCAACCTTTTTCAGCCACGCAAGGTAATCGCTCATCGGGATAGCGCCCTGGATAAATCCGCCAACCATGGCAAGTATGTCTTGCGCGGTTGCGGTCGGGCTTAGGAAATCTTGCGTCGTCTTCAGGAAAGCATCGCCATCAACTCGCATGTAGCGCATGCACCACGACAGCGCCAGCGTGTAGGCCTCGCTCACGTTCGAGGAAATCATTGAAAGCGTACTGTGCTGCTGCTGCGCTTCGTTGCTGGATTGTGTCGCGGTCTTTGCGACTCCGTTGGGCGTTGCGAATCTGGCCCCGAGGCCGAGCATCATTTCGAGCTTATCGATCATGGCTTGGCGAACAAGCGGATTGGGCGGAGCCGATGCGAAGCCGAATGTTTCACCTGCCGGGACGCCAAACAATTGTCGAGACCCAACATACATTTTATTTTCAGTCATCAGGTCGACATGCGACTGGGTTACGCCGCTCATCCATGGCTGTGCTTGTCCTGTGTACCAAACGCTATCCTCGTAGTCCGCGCTGTTTCGGTAGTGCCCGATGTTGATCGAGGACATATCGAACATCTTCGGCCGGTTGACGCGGTGCGAGTTGTTCTCGCTACCGACAAACGTAAATGGTATTTCGTCCCAGAGTTTTCCAGCGCCGTCGGTTGGAACTTCTTCGCTGAAAACAATCCACTCTTCTTTTTTGTTTTTCCGCCATTTTCTGACCGTGAAAACTCCGTCATCAAGCGCCAGCTCTCTGATCTGTTCAACGTCTTCGGTTGAGTAGCCGTCTTCCTGCGTCTCGGTTTCGACTTCTTTGATCACGACCAGCGCAAGCTTTACATGCGAGCCCACCAGCGTGACGCCACAGTTAATGATCTGATCGGCATCAATCGCGTGAACCGTCGCAAAGACCTTCCCGGATTTCATGTCGGCCACGGATGTGGCGCCTTCAGTAATCGGATACGAAATAAACAAGCCACAGCGTGACTTTTTAATGACCTCGCCTGCAACATACTGCGCCTGCTGGTAGATTGACACTCCGGCGCCATCAATATTATCGGCCACATATTGCAGTTGCGACGGAACCTCAAGCACCGGCTGTTTTGAGAATAAAAGGCTGTTTAATCCTTCTGCGGTGTATCCGGTGACGTTGTAAAAGACAGCGCGCTTTTTGTAGGCTTCGTTCCTGAGCTTGTTTTCGTGGCTTGTATCGTGCGCGTTGAGAGTGAGCAGGTATTGATCAACGCCGTCGCCATCGCAAACGCGTTCGATCATCTCCCACTTTTCGACGTTCTCGACGTATTCTTTGTTCTTGAAATCGATTGCCATAACCTACCTCGCTGAGCCGATGCCAGTATAAACGACAGGGCGATTGATCGGGTACTTTCGGTTAATAAAATATCCAGCCGAGTCGGCCCAGTCATCGACTGCCGGATGGTCCACGTATTTTTCAGGCTCGCCCTTCTCGGAGTAGCCTTGCATCTCCATGGCGTTTGTCAACTCAGGACACTTATCGGTGTTTACCATCAGTCTGTCATGAGCCAACAATCCGTTTACGGCGTTGACTCGATCCCGTACGGCTGGGTTAGCGTTCGGCGAGTCAACAACAAACCCGGCCTGCTCGATGATCTGCACATCAGATTCCGCCGCGTTGGTACGCGCTGCCTTGCCGCTGGCATCTGGGTAGACGGTAATCTGGTGCCCCTCTTTTTTTAGCCTTGCAAGGTGGTTGCAGAAATCGCGCGTGTCGTTAGCCACGAACTCTGCCACGGCAATAGGGCGGTTTTCATCGATAGCCCACACAGTGGCACAGCACCCGCCGACGTTAAAGTCGATACCCACGTGCAGGCGCTCCTTTTCTTTTATGACGCGGTCGGCGTGGTGCTTGCTGCGGTCAAAGAACGAATAAACCTTGTGTCGCGATAAACTGACAAACTGCCCATTTAGGTACATGTCAGCAAGGATCGGGTCATAGCGCGACCGAATCTGTTCCACGTAGCCATCGGGCAGGTAGATATTATCTGATGTTTTGGCGTGAATTAAATGGTGTTGTGGCGTGACTTTTTTAACCCACTCCGAGTACATGAATCCGCCAATGCCCTGATCGGGCGAAGTGATGGCGCCGATGGTGTTTTCGCCCTTCGTATTTTGCCGGGTGCGCTCGGTGATCTTTCGCCAAACCTTCGCAGCCTTTTCTTTCGGCAATGTATCCAGC